ACTACTCAAAAATTAGAATGCAAAACACAAATTGATAAACAACTTTTTGATTTTATAGAAAATGAAGTTATAGAATTTTTAACGATATGAATGCAATCAAAACAAAACTAAGCGAGGTTAAATTAAACCCAAACAACCCCAGGTTAATTAAAGACGACAATTTTAAGAAGTTAGTTCAATCAATAAAAGACTTTCCAGAAATGCTAGATATTCGACCTATTGTAGTTAACGCAGATATGGTAATCCTTGGCGGAAATATGCGATTTAAAGCGTGCAAAGAAGCAGGATTAAAAGAAGTTCCGATTATAATTGCCGATAACCTTACGGAAGAACAACAACGAGAATTTCTGATTAAGGATAACGTAAGCGGTGGCGAATGGGATTGGAGTTTATTAAGCGAATGGGATTCGGAGCAGTTGGAAGAGTGGGGTTTGCAAATTTATGGCTTTGAAGATAATATGACTAATAATGAAGGTTATGAAGGTTTAGACCAATTAAGTAAATTAGATAAATTTTTAAGTGCTGAATTAAAAAGAATGTTTTTAGTTTATGATAACGAAACTTTTGAAAATGTTATTGAATGGTTTAATAAACAACAAGCAAAACACGAATTAGAAAACCATAGCCAAGTAATTTTAAAGTTAATGGAAAATGAAAACATTTGAATTAAATAAAATTAAGGGCTGCGAAGAACTAATAAAACAAACGCCAACAAAAAATGATTATAATTTAGTAATAAGTGAAGACACTTTATTTACTAAAAATGGCGTTAATGTAGGTTTATATATTAAAATAGATAATAATCAATTACAAGGAATAAGGAACGCAAGTTTAAATACAAAATATGTAAAAACTTACAGGACAAGAAAAGCACTTCCAACACAATCAAGCGTATTTGGAAGTTTACCAAGAATACCTTTAAGAAATGATTATTGTAGGTTTTCAGCACAAACAAAAAACGAAAAAGAAAACGCAAATATATTATTTAGTTTTTTACCTTACTTAACTGAAATTTACAAAATCTATTTACCAACGCAACACGAACACGATTTAAAAGTAATACAAGAAAACGTTGATAGCGATTATTTAATTAAAGAAAAAACACCCTTTACAACCGCAAACATAAATGTAAACCACGCAATAAAATACCATAAAGACACGGGAAATTTTAGGGGTAATTTATCAAACGTTTTAATTTTAAGAGACGGGATTGTAGGCGGTCAACTTGTTTTCCCTGAGTATGGTTTTGCACTCGCACAAGAAGACGGTTATTTAGCAATATTTGATGGGCAAAGTGAAATTCACGGGGTAATGCCTATCATAAAAACAAAAGAAAACCCTTACCGTGCGTCTATAGTTTATTACACACTTGAAAATATGAAGCATTGTTACCCGTTTAAAATGGAAGTTGAAAGGTTACAAAATGTCGCTTCAGTAAGGGCAAATAACAGGGCAAACAATAAAGACCCAAGGACAAAATAAACAGTGAAATAACAGAGAATTATGGCTGATAAATTAGACAACTTAAAACCATTTGAACAAGGCGAAAGTGGAAACCCAAACGGAAGACCAAAAGGAAGTCGTAACCGTTCAACTATTGCGCGTCAATGGTTGGAGGTTAATCAAAATTTAAAGAACCCTTTAACAGGCGTAAACGAAACAATGTCACAAGAAGATTTAATGACTTTGGCACTAATTAAAAAAGCAAGGGACGGCGATGTTTCAGCTTACAAAGCATTGATGGATTCAGGTTACGGAGCACCTTTACAGTCTATTGAAAATACAATTATCGAGCAACCTTTATTTCCAGATGAATGAATTGGTTAAGTGAAGTTGCAAAGAACCATAAGAGTTATGTAAAAGTAATTAACAGTTTCGGCGAATATTTTTATGCTGAAGATTTGGTGCAAGAAATGTACCTTAGACTAGACCGAAATAAGCAACCCGAACAAATAATTGTTAACGGAAAAGTGAATGAATACTATATTTATTTAACGCTGAAGTCTATATTTTTAAACTTTGTAAAAGCAAAAGAGCAAGTTTATAAAACAAATGATTTACCTTTGAATATTGAAGCCGTTGACAATAGCAGTTATCACGAAGCACAATTTCGTTTTAACAGCATTATCGAAGCTGAAATTGATAAGTGGGAATGGTACGATGCAATGTTGTTTAGGTTGTATTTAGATAGCGGAAAATCAATGCGAGATATTTCGGACGGAACGACAATAAGTCTGCGCTCGGTATTCGACACGTTGGCAGAATGTAAGCGTAAATTAAAAGCGAACTGTAAAGAAGATTATGAAGATTTAATTAATAACGATTACGAATTGATATGACACCGAAAGAGAAAGCAGAAGAATTGTATCTTAAAATGTTAAATTGGCAAAGTGATTCAAATAAATTTTTAGAAACAAATATTATTTCAACGTCAGCTAAACAATGCGCTTTAATTGCAGTTGAACAGATGATATTAGTTCTACCATTCACAAATACTAATACGTCACTTAATGAGTATGCTATTTATTTGCAAAAATACTTATTAGAAGTTAAACAAGAAATACAAAATTTATAAATAATGGCAAAAAGAAAACCAAAAGGATTAGGCGACACTATCGACCAAATCACAACAGCAACTGGAATTAAAGCACTTGTTAAATTTGTAGCAGGGGAAGACTGCGGTTGCGACCGCCGAAAGGAAGCGTTAAACAAACTATTTCCTTATAATAAACCCAATTGTTTAAACGAAGCAGATTACAACTTTCTACACGAATTTTTTACAGTTGCAAGGGGTTCAATTGTTCCCTCCGTTCAATACCGATTAAACGAAATTCACACTAACGTTTTTAACAAGGTAACGAACTTTACTAATTGCACAAGTTGTTTAGCGGATAGGGTCAACGCACTAAAAAAAGTTTATGTTCAAACGAACGACAGCCGTCAACAAGATACGGCAATTGAAGAAACGAATTAAAATAATTCAAGGCGGAACTTCGGCTTCAAAAACATTTTCTATTTTAGCGGTCCTAATTGATTACGCAGTTAAAAACCCGAACAGCGAAATAAGTATTATTGCTGAATCAATACCACATTTAAGACGTGGAGCGTTAAAGGATTTTATTAAAATTCTAAAATGGACGAACCGATATAACGATGAATGTTTAAACAAATCGTTATTAACGTATACAATGAAATGCGGTTCTGTTTTTGATTTCTTTTCGGCAGATGATTCTAGTAAATTAAGGGGTGCAAGGCGTGACATTTTATATATGAATGAGTGTAATAATATGACCTTTGACGCTTATAACGAACTTTCAATCCGTACAAAGAAACACGTTTATTTAGACTTCAATCCCGTCAATGAATTTTGGGTTCACTCCGAATTAAAAGACGACCCGAACGCAGATTTTATAATACTTACTTATTTAGATAATGAAGCGTTAGACGATTCTATTATTCAGCAAATAGAGAATAATAAAATCAAAGCGTTAACATCAAATTATTGGGCTAATTGGTGGAAAGTTTACGGCGAAGGACAAATCGGAATGCTTGAAGGCGTTGTATTTAGCAACTGGAAAACAATCGATTCAATACCAACGGATGCTCGTTTATTAGGAATAGGATTAGACTTCGGATATACCAATGACCCAACTTCAGCAATAGCAGTTTATAAGTGGAATGACAAACGTATTCTTAAAGAATTGTTTTACCAAACGGGAATGTTAAACGGTGATATTGCGAACCTATTACCAAAAGATACTTTGATTTATGCAGATAGCGCCGAGCCGAAAAGTATTGAAGAAATACGGCGCAGGGGGTTGCAAATATACCCAGCAACGAAAGGCAAAGATTCAATTAATTACGGAATTGATTTAATGCAACAGCAAGAATATTTAGTAACTTCGGAAAGCGTTAATTTAATTAAAGAACTTCGTGGGTATTGTTGGGACGTTGATAAGACTGGCAAACAGCTGAATAAACCGCAGGGGGGAAAAGACCACGCAATTGATGCGGTGCGTTACCACGAAATGGAATCCATAAGCACAAATAAAGGCGTGTATAACATTTATTGATTAAAATAGTTTATATATTATGAAAGTAGAAATTACTATTCCAACATCTATTTCGGAAATACCTTTGGTTAATTACCAAAAGTTTGTTAACGCTTCGCAAAATAGCGAAGACGAACAATTTTTAATGGAGCAAATGGTTCAATGTTTTTGCGGTATTGAATTAAAATCAATTGCAAAAATACCGATGAATGATTTAACGGATTTAATTCTTTCGTTGACTGAAACATTAAAAAGCGAAGGGAAATTTCACGAACGTTTTAAAATAAAAGATTTGGAGTTTGGTTTTATTCCGAATTTAGAAAAAATAACATTTGGCGAATACGTTGACCTAGAAAATTACTTACAAGACGTTTCTAATTTTCACAAAGCAATGGCAGTTATGTATCGACCAATTAAAGAAACAAAAGGCGAACGTTATTCAATACACGATTACAACGGTAGCGACGAATATAGCGATTTAATGAAGTTTGCACCGTTGGAGATAGTAAAGGGAGCGAATGTTTTTTTTTGGAGTTTAGAAAAAGAATTATTGATGGCTACGCTGACATATTTGGAGAAGGAAATGCAGAAGCTAACGAAGGAAGACTTAGCGAACGCAGTCAATTTGGAAAACAGTGGGGTTGGTATGGAAGCATCAATGTACTCGCTCAAGGAGACGTTACAAAGTTTGATGCAGTTACCAAATTGGGACTCCGAAAATGCCTTACTTTTCTCACGTTTAAAAAACAAAGCGATGAAATTCAGGAGCGAGAATTTAAACGAATAACTAAACGACAATGAGTAAAGATTTAAGAGCGGAAGCATTACAAAAGTTCGTTGACGGAGTTGTTAAACAAGCAAGAACGAATTTAACTAGACGTAAAAAAAACGCTTCTAAAAAGCTTTACAATTCGATTAAAGGCGATAGCAAAGTTTACGAAAATTCTATTCGCATCGGTTTTTCAATGGAAGATTACGGGTTTTTCCAAGATCAAGGAGTTAAAGGAAAAGACCCTAGCAAAGTTTCACCGAACGCAAAGATAAAAGGACAACAAGCACCAAACAGCCGTTTTAAATTTGGTTCTGGAAGTCGAGCAGGTTCATGGTTGAGTTTTGTTTCAAATATAGCAGTTTGGGCAGCTAGAAAAAACATAAGACTTCGTGACGAAAAAGGCAAATATAAAAAAGGTAATTATAACACAATAGCGCAAATAATAGCAGGGAATATTTACAACCGTGGTATTAAACCAACGATGTTCTTTTCCGATGCTTTAGAAACGAAATTAAAGAAATTACCAACTGAATTAATAAACCCTTATGTATTAACCGTTGAGAATATTCTCGACATAGCAATTAGAGAAAATGTACGCAAGAACGCCGTTTATAAGTCAAGTAAATGAAACGGGACAAACAGGAGCGAAAGTTGAAATTTTTATAAGTAACACTTCAACTTTTCCTGCAACCCCGAATTACACACTTGAAAAAAGCAATCCGAGTTTAACGAATAATGTAGTTCGTTTCAATATAACTCCGTTTATTCGTGAGTTCATTAAAAACACATATCAAAATATTAGAACGCTACCGAACCCCCCAACGTTAACGCCGAACGCACATAGTGCATATGTTCAAATTAAGCGATATAAAAACGTTTCAGGTATTTACACTTTACTAGATACAAGAACGTTCCGCTCGTTTGATGGTTACCGAAGTTTTACGGATTCAACAGTTTTTCCAACTTTGCCATGGAGCAATGAGGTTAATACTTTTACGGGTGCTTTTCCATTATGGAACTACCCAACGGGAATGACTTTTTATTATCGTGGTTCAAGTGCGGCGAGCACCCCGAGCGGTTTAGATTCTCCAGGATATATGACTGTTTATTTAGCTCCGAATTCTTACGTTAAATATATTTCAATTGCAAATCCTGCAAATGAAATTACAACGAATTTAGATGCAGTAAATCAAAGGTATGTTGATATTCCTGTTATTTATCAAAGTGCAAGTTTTCCGAACACAAATTATTTTTTTAAGGGAAATATTGTTGAATTTTATTCAGCTTCAGACGTGTTATTACAATCGTTTACTTTCAAACCGTTAGTTGAATGCCGTTACACTCCGATTCCGATTGATTTCATAAATAAAGCAGGGGGGTGGCAACGTGTATTTTTCTTTAAAGCATCAACCGATAAAATGAATTTTACAAGCGAAGATTATAATTTCCTTACTGAAGTTCCAACAGCAACTCCAAATAGTTGGACTGTTTCGGACGGTCAAACAAGGCAGATGAACCGCAACGCAAGGCGAAAAGTTACATTAAACAGCGGAAGTGTTGAGGAAAATTTCAAATTCATTGTTGAACAATTATTATTATCGGAACGAGTAATTGTAAACGGACTTCCTGCAAAAATATTAACGGGCGATATTGACTTGATAAAAACTGTTAACAGAAAAGATTTAAACTATACACTAGAATTTGAATACGCTTATGACGAAGTTAGCACTATTTATTGAGGGGGTTGAGGTTGACTTATTCAAAGACGAAATTGTAACGGTTAATAGTTCCGTTGCAAACGTTCAAGATATAAGCAAAGTATTTAGCGACTTTTCACAATCGTTTTTAGTTCCTGCATCACCACGAAACAACGCTATTTTTGAGCATTGGTACGAAAGCGATGTTATTCCTACAATTGACCAAAATTTAAGACGTGACGCATTTATTGAAATTGAAACACAACCGTTTAGAACTGGCAAAATTCAGATGAATGAAGCTGTAATAAAAAACGGTCAGGTTGTAAGTTATTCGTTAAATTTCTTCGGCGCGTTGACTTCGCTAAAAGATAGGTTTGCAGAATTTACGTTAAAGGATTTAGATTATTCTACAATAGCGCACACTTACAGCGGTACGGAAGTTTACAATAGGGTTACGGACGGAACAACAGCTTATAATGTACGATACCCACTAATTGCACCTAGAAGAGTTTGGACGTTTGGAGACGCAAGTGCAAACGATATTACAACCAACACAGGAAGTGTAAAATGGTTTGAGTTATTTCCTGCTATCCGAGCAGATAAAATATTTGAAATTATAGGAACACAATTTGGAATAACTTTTAACGGCTCGTTTTTTAATTCAGCACGTTGGACTGATTTATACATTCGCTATCAAAATGTAGAACAGTTTGTGTTTTTGACTAATTACGAATTAATTGATTACAATAGTACAACACCAAGTAACACGTTTTTTAATACGATTGATAATACATTAACATACTCTTATGTTCCAATTGCAGGTTTAACATTTCACGAAACAACATTAAGTTTTTCAAGTGTTTCAGACGGAACGGCTACTATTTACTGTGAAGGTTATGTTAACGGAGTTTTGTATGCTACTTATGAAAGTTATGGAGGGACAAATCCACTAATCTTAACTAAAGAAGCAAACATACCCGGTTTAAATTCAGTTGTTACTTATCAATTTAAAGCTGATAAAACAGTTAATTTTGACGTTGATGTATTGTATCAAGACCCTAGCGGAAATATTTATACGGGGTTTGGAAATACAATTAATTTAACGTCAACTTTAAACGCTTCAGTTTTAGCACCTAATTTAAAAATTGTAGATTTTGTTTCAGCTATTTTCAAAGCATTTAATTTGGTTTGTGTTGGCGAAAACGAAACGACATTTACAATAGAACCGTTGCAAGATTGGTATTCATTAGGCAAAGAATTTGATATTACAACGGATGTAATAAATTCAAGTGGAATTAAAAAAGTTCCTTTATATAAGCAGATTGCTTTTAAGTATAAAGAAAGTAAATCATTTATTAATAAAAACTTTTCAGCGTTATTCAATCGACAATATGGTGACTTAGATTATTCATTCAATTACGATGGTACGGAATTTAAAATCGAGTTGCCCTTTGAGAACATTCAGTTTGCGGAATTAGAAACAAGTAATTTGTTTTGTACGTTTTTAATTGAAGAAAATCAATCGGCGTATGTTCCAGAACCTTTGCTTTTATATTTAGGAGGCGAAGAAACGGCAACAACTTTTAAATTCTTTGACGGTTCAAGTTATCTAAACGTAACAGATTACGCATTATTCAATTCAGTCAACACAACGGGTTTTAGTTTGTGTTTCGGAAATGAATTTAATATCGTAACGCAAGAAACAGAACCAAACAGTTTATACAACACTTATTACGCAAACCACTTAGGTAATTTATACAACCTACAACAACGTTTATTTTCTTTTACAGCTTATTTACCAACTGGGTTAATTAGTGCGCTTAGATTGAACGATAAGCTAATTATAAAAGATAAGAGATATTTGATTAACGATATATCTACAACGCTAAACAACGGCGAAGTAAAAATGAATTTACTTTTGGATTTAGAACCGATCGTTCCGTGTTCGGAATGTTTTATTGTTAAATTTATTTTAGACGAAATTGAATATTCTGTTGAAGTGAATTTAGCAGGGCAGGAAAATGGATTTAATTATTACACTGGCGTTGACGGCGAAAATACTTTTACAATTGGTTGGGAAAATGGAAATTGGATTTTGTCAGTTGACGACGGAGAAAGTGAAATTGCGTTAGCAAACGTTGAAAGCTTCGATTCGTGTATTCCATTTAACGCAGTTTGGGACAAGGTAGAATTACTTACGGATTTAGATATAGCGCCTTGCTTTGTATTCGATTGCGATGAATGTGTTAATATAGCTTTTGATATTACCGTTGAAGAAGAAACAACGAACTACAATTTTGAAATGATTTGGGACGGAACTAGATTTAACGGAGCAGATAACGACGAATTTTTTAGATTGATTTTTGAAGACGGACAATGGAATTTATATTCTTCAAACGATAATATAACTTTTGATTTAGTGGCAACAGCAAGCGAAGAATGTGATTGTCCCCAAGGTTGCGAGTCGTGGACGATTGCGGAATTTTACGAAGAAATATTAACAAACTTTACATCTACATCATGCGAATAAATAACATAATTCAGCTATTGAAAACACAAAAGTTTTACGGCGTATCAAAAGAAGTTGATATTGCAAAAGGCGTAAACGAATTAACAAGCGATTTAAAAAGAATAGTACAGCAAGAAAATCAAAAATATCATGGCAGAAAAAAAGGTTATTGAAATAGAAATTAAAGACAATAGTAAGTCTTTAAAGGCACAATATAAGGAGGCAGTTTTAGAGGTTCAAAAACTTGCGGATGCGTTCGGTGAAACGTCAGTTGAAGTTGCTAACGCTGCAAAAAAAGCAGCGGAATTAAAAGATAAAATTGAAGACGTAAACGATGCTATCCAAGCACAAAAAGGCGAAGGTGCATTTATTGCATTAGGAAAATCAGTTAGTGCGGTTGCGAATGGTTTTAGTGCCGTTCAGGGCGCAATGGGATTAGTTGGTGTTGAAAGCGAAGAAGTTCAACAAGCGATGTTACGCGTTCAAAGTGCAATGGCTTTGGCGCAAGGATTGGAGGGTTTAGAAGATGCAGGAAGAGCGTTTAAACAATTAGGTGCGGTTGTTAAGTCAACAACTATTTTCACAAGCGCTTATAATTTTGTGATGGGAATTTCCAATAAAGAAACCCTTGCAAATGTAGCAATAACGGAAGCTGATTCAGTTGCAAAAACTGGCTTAAGTGCGTCAACGGTTGGACTTACAACGGTAACTGGTGGAGCAACAACAGCAATGAAGTTGTTTAGGTTTGCGTTAATAGCTACGGGAATCGGTGCAATAATTGTTTTGGTTGGTTTATTAATTGCAAACTTTGACAAAGTAACTAAGGTTGTTACAACGTTAAGCGGTTATGTAATCAAAGCTTACGATTACTTCGATAATTTAGGAACGGGAATAAAAGTTTTAATAGGAATATTTTTCCCGTTTATAGGAGTTGTTTACGGTGCAATCAAAGCACTTGAATACTTCAATGTTATTGACACGAAAAACGAACGCAATATGCAAGCAAGGCACGAAGCTAATATGAAACGTGTTGATAAATCACTTGCTAAACAAGAACAGCAACGTAAAGCTAGAAAAAAAGCATACGATGAAGAAACTGGAAGTATTGACCGACAAATTAAGTTATTAGAAGCGCAGGGGAAATCAACGGAGGCACTTGAAAAGTTACAGCTTAAACGTTCGTTAACAAATCAACGTGAATTAATAAAAGAAGCTCGTTTGAACTTACAGATTTTAAGAGCGACAAATATCGGTGGAGTAAACGATGAAATGATTGAGGAAACGTTGACGGCTATCGCTGAAATGAAACAAGGTATTTTAAACACTGAAAACGAAATAAAAGTTGCTAGGATTAACAACGCAAAAGAAACAAAAAAAGAAATTGATAAAATTGAAAAAACAGATAGTATTGATTTAACAAAAGACCCTAAATATATTGCAGAACAACAAAGGTTAGCTGAATTAAATAAACTTGAATTAGATGCTATTGAAAAAAGCGAAAAAGCGATAAAAGATGCCAACGCATTGAAACTTCAGCAAGAACAAGAATTTCAATCGCAAATAGAAGAAATAGACGAAGATAATTTTCAGAAAGGGTTGCAAAAAACAATGACCGAAGAAGAATATCAACTCGAATTAGTTCGTCAGAAATATTTTACACTTGAAGAACTTGCAAAAGGGAACGCAGAACAATTAGCAATTATTGAAACGGCAAAAGCTTTAGAGATAGGAGCGATAACAAAAACAGCTAGTGAAAAAGAACTAGCGGATGCAAGGGCAGTAGCAGAACAAAAATCCGCTATTCAGCAACAAGGTTTAGATACTGCAATGCAAGGAGTTGCGTTAATCAAAGGTGTTTTTGAAAAAAGTAAAGGCGTACAAAAAGCGGCGGTTATTGCAGAAAGTGCAATCGGTATTGCTAAAATGATAATTTCAAATAAATTAGCAAATGTAGCGGCGTTAGCAACGCCCCAAGCAATTGCAACTAGTGGAGTTGCAGCCGCTCCCGTAATAGCGATGAATAACGTTTCCACTGGTTTAGGGATAGCGGCTAATATAGCGGCAACAACAAAAGCGTTAAAAACTTTGGGCGGTGGTTCAGCACCCGACGGTGGCGGTGGTTTAGGTGGTAGCGGTGGCGGTGCAGGTGGCGTTGTTGCACCGAATTTAAACGTTGTTGGAGATACTGGAATAAATCAATTAGCAACTTTACAGCAACAACCCGTTAAAGCGTACGTGGTAAGTAACGACGTTACAAGTGCGCAACAATTCGATATGAAAGTGCAACAAACTGCGCAAATATAGTTTATTAGTTATGGACGTTTTCGAATTGGTAATTAAAGACGAAACTAAGGACGGTGTTTTTGCTGTTTCTTTAGTTGAAAAACCTGCAATTGAAGAAAACTTTATTGCGCTTTCGGAACACGAAATCGAACTTAAAGCAATTGATGAACAACGAATTGTTTTAGGAGCCGCGTTAATTCCAAACAAACGAATATTTAGAAAGGATAAAGACAAAGAGTTTGAAATTTTCTTTTCTAAGGAAACGGTAAAACGTGCAAGTGAGTTGGTATTCATGCGAGGGCAACATCAGAATACAACTGAAAACCATGCCGTTAAAGTTGACGGAATGACAATTGTTGAATCGTGGATTATTGAAGATAGCAAAAAAGATAAAAGCGCATTTTACGAAATGAGCCTGCCCGTAGGAACGTGGATGATCGCGATGAAAGTCGACAACGATGAAACGTGGGAAAAAGTAAAGAAAGGCGAATTTAAAGGGTTCAGCATTGAGGGGTATTTTGCGGAAAAATACGAAATGTCAGCAAGGGAAAAAGTAGTACAAATTTTAACAAAGTATATATGAAAAGTTTAGAGATTATCAACAAAATGAGTGAACAAGAAGCGGTAAAATTAGAATCGCAAAAAGTAGAATTAGCAATGTTTAAATCGGTTCAGGAAATCGAAAAAATGTACGCTGAATTTCTTAAAAAATCGCAAGACGGTTCGAAGTATATAACTGCAATTAGACAAGCGCAAACAGGTTTAAACAGTACGGGAAAGATAATTAATGTTGAAGCAGATAGATTTATTACTGAAGCAACAAAAACTATTAACGAAGCGAAAGCGTTGGGTTTAACAGCACCTGCATCAATCACGAATTTGCCAGCTTTTGCAAAATCTATAAAAGGAAAAGCAGCCGCTTATTTTAAACTTGCAAACGCTATTGATTCAAATATCAAAGGAATCTAACATGCCAACAAAAACAACATCACCTAAAGGCGGTAAACGTGGTTGCTTATGCAAGGATAACAAGTACCGAAAAGAATGTTGCGAGGGCGAATTATCACAGCAGGGAATCGGTTCAACTGTTAACGGTGGTTCACAAACAGTCATAAGACCAACATCAAACACAGTGGTAATTATTCGCTAAAGTGCAACAGATTAAAAACAAAATAGTTTATATAAAAAAACCAATTATGAATTACAAAGAAATAGTAAACAAAATTTGTGTCGCTTTAAACATCGAAGTGAAATTAGAGCAAATGAAATTAAACGACGGTGTAACGGTTATTGAAGCGGATAGCTTTGAAGCTAACAACGAAGTGTTTATAATTACCGAAGACGAACAAAAAATCCCAATGCCAGTTGGTGAATACGTAGTCGAAAACGGAATGCTTTTAATCGTAACTCAAGAAGGTGTAATTGCTGAAATTAAAGAACAAGAAGCACCTGCAGAAGAGCCAGCAGAAGAGGAAATGAAAAAAGACGATAAAATGAAAGACGAAAAAATGATTGATAAAGCAACGGTTAAAAAAACAGTTGAATCAATGGTTAAAGAAACTTTCTTTTCGGAAATGGAATCTTTAAAAGAGGAAAATGAAAGATTGAAAACAGAACTTGCACAAATGCAAGAACCGAAACCAATTGTTCATAATCCAGAATCAAAACAAATGGAGCCGTCAAAAGCACCGAGATCAACAATGGATTTAGTATTAAAATTTATAAACAAATAACAAAATGAGTACAACGTATTTAAATGTTTCTAACGATGTTGAAAGACAGTTAGCAAACGTAGAAGCTGTAACAGGCGCAACAACATTGACCGCTGAAGATAGTGGCAAAGTATTAATTTTAAAAGCAGCGGCAGGAGCTGAAATCACTTTGCCAGCGGTGGCAACATCTGCAGGATTGAGATTTAAGTTTGTAGTTGGTTTAGCTTTCGCAACAACTAACTGGACTGTAAAAGCGGCGACAAATGTAATTGAGGGTTCTGTTTTAGTAAACGGCGCACACGTTGCAGGAGTTAACGAAAACACAATTTCTTTCGTAGCAAGTGCAGAAGCAATTGGAGACTTTGCAGAATTAGTTTGTGACGGAACGAATTGGTATGTTAACGGTTCAGGAGTTGCTGCAGGTTCAATCACTTTAACAGCAGTATAAATAATTAAAAAACTATAAAAAAATGAGTACAAGTACATCAATAACAACTACTTACGCTGGCGAGTTCGCAGGTAAGTACATTGCAGCGGCTTTATTGCCTGCACCAACTTTGGCTAATAACTTAATTACAATTAAGCCAAATGTAAAATTCAAAGAAGTAATGAAAAGACTTACTACCGA